AACCTGTGGGGCCTTATATTAGGAGACTCGACTCTCACACGTAAGACTACAGCTATGCGTCTTGTCATTGATTTTCTTGTATCGATGGACAAAGATATGATCGTAGCTACTGATGGTTCTGTTGAGGGTTTGTTGGCCGCTCTTGGTGATAGGCCTAACAAGGTATCGATGTTCTACAAGGATGAGATAAGTGGATTCTTCAGCGCCATTAATAGACGGGATTACCTCTCTGGAATGCCAGAAACACTTACCGCGCTCTACGACGTTCCAGCAGTCTATTCACGAAGATTACGTAAAGAAACTATCCACATCGAAAACCCAGCCTTTATCATGTTCGGCGGTGGAGTCAAAGATAGAGTCTACGACAATATCACTGAGGAATATGTTATCTCGGGATTCCTTCCGCGCTTCTTGGTGGTTAGCGGGGACACTGATACAACCAAACTCAGAAGAATGGCAAGACCTAGCCAAGAAAATCTTGTCGAGCGTTCAAAAATCTATTCAAAGTTCGGAGATATCTTCGAGCAATACGGAGCAGATGTTATCACAAGAATCGGTGGACAAGAAATGCGAATGGCTCCTAGAATTATGGCTGACCTTTCTGATGGAGCCTGGACAATGTACGGCAATTTTGAAGAGCAGTTACTTGGTGTAGCTCAGGAGGTAGCCAATAGTGATATGGCTCTACCTACCTTTGAGCGCCTTTCTCGTAGCTTGCTTAAAATGGCTATGATTCTCGCTGCTAGTCGTCAGTATCCTGATAAAGATAATCAGATTAAAGTTGATGAGAATGATATAGTCAATGCCGCTTGGTACGTTCAGAATTGGGGCAGGTACACTGTCGATCTGATTCTGAATGCGAACAAGAGATACACTGAAAAGATTCTCGATAAAATTTTAGCAGCAATTCTTAAGTATCCCGGTATCCCACGAAGCGATATCACGAGACACTACAAACTCAACAAAAGAGAAGCTGATGAAATCCTGGCTACTCTGGAAGATCGTATGTTGATTAGAAAAGAACAGTTCGGACGTGGTTGGAAATATTGGGCAACTTAGGGAGAAGTTGTATATGGTCGTTGGTTTATCAGGTTTATCAGGTTCCGGTAAAGATACTGTCGCAGCCTATCTAATCAAGGAACATCAGTTTGAGCGAATTGCTTTTGCCGATAAAGTAAAGCAATCTATTGCTCGCACGTTCGATATCCCATTCAGAGAAGTTGAACAACTCAAAGACGATGAAACTGTTTACGTCGCGTTGGGATATAAAAACCAACCACAGGGAATGGCTGAAAGAGCCGGCATTAATCATATGTGGTCGCCTATTCGTGAACTTACGTTTGGTGAGTTTATGCAATACTTCGCAACAGAAGGACACCGCGATGTATTTGGACAATACTTTTGGGTCGAACAATGTTTGCCCTTGGACGGATTCTACGCCGGACGTAAGATTGTTGTCACAGATGTTAGATTTAGAGAGGAAGCTGAACGGATCAGGGCATTGGGTGGAGTTGTTGTCAAGATCGTATCACCAGTTCCATTCAAACCCTCACCAAGACACAATGAGCACGTATCTGAGGTTCAAGCCGACCTTGGATATATCGCACATCGAATCGACAACAACGGCACTATAGATGATTTGATGGTTAAAATAGAAGAAATGTTGACCAATCTCGTCGCTTCTCAGATCGACGAATAGGAGACACATGAACACAATACATTGGCATACACCCGAAGGATACAAGGTTAGTTCTTACTGCACAAGCTGCGGTAAAGATTTTTCACATGACGGTTTGTTCGATCGTCACAGGATTGGTACGCATGAATATACATATAGCGAAGGTCTGAAACTTGATCCTCCTAGGGTGGATGGTCGTAGATGTAAGACTGAACAAGAAATGATGAAATCTGGAATGAGAATGATGACTAAAGAAGAAATGCTTGGTTCTAGGCGTCATGCACATAGAGTCGGATTTGGAATAGAAATGTGGTTTGATCCAGCTGAACTTGCTAGAATGAGAGAGAATAGAGCATAGCATATGCTATCTATTCCATGCTCCCGCTCCGTATTCCGCCGCTGTGCTATACTGTCAGCGGGACAGGCAAGGTATCGAATTTGCGGGCGGTGCCGCTGTACGGCGTCCTACGGGCGTCCTACGAGGTGTCACTCCTGAGCGGAGAGCGTAGGATCGAGAAAGTGACAAATGTTACATGACTCCTGGCAAACACTACAAACAATGAGAAATTATGACAGCTAAAGCACCCTTCGCATTGTGTGATACGTGCCCATTTAAGGATAGAGGCATGGCTAAAAGTACTGGGCCAGGGGACGCTAAGATTGCGTTGGTGTCTCGTTCGCCTGGTTATTACGATGTTCTGAATGGTAAAACATTTGGTGGCCCATCGGGTAAAGTGCTAGATCATCTGCTTGCTCAACAGGGTAAGACACGTAACGATGTTCTAGTGACTAACTTGGTTCTATGTCAGAGTGATGGGCCAGAAGATAAAGGATGGTCACTCGCAGTTCAATGTTGTAAGCCTAGACTTGAGAGCGAGATTGCTGATGCCGACACAATTATCGCTGCGGGATCAGAAGCGGGTAGAGAAATTGTTGATAATTTTGCTAGCATTGGAGCTGATAGGGGTTATATCCATCATAGAGATAGTCCTGCTAATCCCGAAAAGCGACAACGTGTTGTTGTTACTAACAATCCTGTTGTTGTTCTTCGTGACGATGCTACTTATCCTGAACTTGTACGCGATTTTCGACTTGCTATCAATCCGCTTCCGCAACCGAAACTCCCAGAAGTCAAATGGATCGATGACGTAAACGAGGCTAAGAAGCAAGCTGGATTTATGATCGATCATATCTCTGGACTCAAAGATGTTATCATATCTACTGATATTGAAGCGAGAGGAACGGAAAATGTCAAACGTTCAGGACTTAGACATACGGCCGAAATCGTTTGTGCTGGATTTTCTATCAGATCAGAACGGGCTGTCGTATTCGGTGAAAAACCCTGTCTCGATATCGTATTTCGAGATAGCTTTCTTAAACCACTTTACGAAATCTCTGGGGCCAGATATCTCTGGCATAATGGCAAGTACGATATCAAAGTATTACGCACCAAGGGCATCAATGCTAGAGTGGACGAAGATACTTTGCTCTTATCCTGGTGCCTCGATGAAAGGCCAGGTAATCCTGAATCTGGAGCAGGCGGCCATTCATTAGAATGGCTATTGAAAGACGAGCTAGGCTGGCCTAGGTACGAGCCTTACTCAGTTAAGCATTTTAAAAGAACGGGAGAACTGCCTACATCAGAGACGAGAAAGGAATTGTACGTTTATAATGGAATGGATTGTGGAGGCGCTTTATCACTTCTCCCTGTCCTCATCGCAAAGGCGCAGGCAGATAACGTCTACGAAAAGCCGTATAAATCTCTACTCATACGACTTTCCGAAGCATTCACTAAAATGGAATTGCAGGGAAATATTTATGACGTTGATGCTGCTTGCGATATCCTTGAAGGAGAAGTTTGGCCCAAGCTTTATGAACTTCGTAGACAAGCACGGCTGGTAAGTAATAAGCCAAAGCTTAATCTCAATTCGCCAAAACAAACAGCGGAGTTGATGTATGATGGATGGGGACTCAAACATAACCTCAAAAGACCAAAGATCGAAAACAAAGGCAAAAGATCAACAGACGCCAGAGTCAGAGAAGAAATCCTTAGAGGAGACTTCGCAATATCTAGCGGAGTATCTCGTATGGCCGTGGGACAGTTCACCGATCTTTTTGACTCGTTCAAAGAATTAGATAAGCAGAGGGGTACATATCTTGAAGGACTCGTCCTCAAACGAAGTCCAGATGGACGAATTTATACTGTGTTCAATATTCATGGGACAGAATCAGGTAGAGTCAGTTCGGCTAATCCGAATATGCAAAATATTACCCGACCAAAAGAAGGTTTGCCGAACATTCGTAGAACCTTTGTGCCTGACCCCGGCTGCGTATATGTATCTGCCGACCTTTCTCAAGCAGAGTTGCGAGCTATTGCAGTTCTCTCAGGTGACAAAAATCTTAGAAACATTTATTTGGATACCTCCCGCTCTTTGCACAAAGAAGTTGCTTCTCAGTTTTATGGAGAAAATTACAGCTACGAGCAGTACGTCAGAGCAAAAAACATTAACTTCGGAGTAGCGTATTGGCAGAGCGCATTCAGCTTTGCACAATTGTATCATATGCCTGAGGAAGAAGCACAAGCATACATCGATTTCTGGTGGGAAAGATTCCCACGAGTGAAAGAATGGACGAATGAAATTAAAGATGAAGTTCTTAATGTTGGCGAACTCCAAAGTCCATTCGGACACAAGCGAAGATTCTATGTCATTCCCGCCGATTACTCAGGAAAACTTCACGTCATCAAAGAAGGAATTAACTTTAAGCCTCAAAACATAGCGGCTAATATCACGCTTTGGTCACTGATCCGTCTATGCGAAAATATCGATTGGCGGATTATGCAGCCTCGTATCAATGTGCATGATAACTTGGTGTTCAATGTCAAGGAATCTCATATTGATGAAGCCGCTCAAACGATCAAACACTACATGGAAAAGGCCCCACAGGAGATCATCGATTGGTCGTTTCCATTTAAGGCTGATGTAAGTGTTGGTTACAGTTACGGTGACCTAGAGGAACTAAAACTATGAGTGATCACTTTTATTTGTACGCAATTACATTTGATGAAGAAGTATTTGGTGTTTTTTCTACACGCGAAAAAGCAGAAAAGAATTTTGAAGAACAGATTGCGGGTAGCGGGCCTGCATGGGAAGATTGCAAGATCGTAAGATGGAAAATTGGGGGTATTCCCGAAATGGAGAGGGGTACTATGACAGGGTTGAAAACTTCTGTTCTGCACTTAAACCCGAATATGCAAGAAACCTATCGCCCAAAAGCTGTCATAGATAAAATCAATGAAGTGATTGATCAGGTTAATGAACTGACAGCCCGTTACGAAGCTCTTAAGGAAAAGCAGAATGCCGCCGGAGCTGAGTGAAACTCCTAATAATGAGGGTCACGATGCTCTTATGCAAGCTCGCTTAGAGAAGTCCTATATGAAAGATTATGACGGTTCGCGTCGTAGATACGCTGATGAAGTAAGTACTAGCGAGGCTCTACGTAAACGTCGTAACGAATGGTTGGCAACCCGAAATGGGCACGCGAGCATTAACTGAAGCGCAGTACCAACAACGCTTAGAAAACGTGGCTAAAATAGCGGCAACAAAACGAGCCAAAGAAACTTGCATACGCGGTCATAATAACTGGCGTATTAAAAAAGACGGTTGTCGTGTTTGTAGGGTTTGTCATAGAGATCGTAATTGGTACGGTAGACGTGGACTCCGCTATCAATGAAAATGACCTACGTGATGCGTAAGCTGATTAGAGAAGAACTGAGTAAAATCCAGATCGGGAGATATCGTAGAGAGTCCAGAATGAACTTAGATGGATCAACTCGACCGATAGACAAGAAGGCGAGCAAATTTAAGAGTGAAAGTTCTAGCGATTGACCCAGGGGTTACTACTGGTTTTGCACAAGGCAGAATCAGCGAAGGACATTTATATTACTATGCTTTCCAAATTGTCGATGATGTGGACGACCTGTGGAGACGTTTGATTGCGTTTGGGCCGCGACACATTATCATCGAAGATTTCGAGTTTAGGCAGGGTAAACAACGAACTGGTATTAACTTGTTCCCTGTCCAACTCATAGGAATCACACGTTTGTACGCGATGATTGGGGACGTACAATGCGCGGTACATATACAAAAGGCATCATTTGGAAAGGCATACTATTCGGATACTATCCTAAAATCGAGTTCGCTTTACAAACGTGGAATACCTCACGCGATGGACGCATCAAGACACTTACTTCAATGGTTTACGTTCGGAAGCGGTTATCAATATAACGGGGGAAAACGTGACTTCGCAACCAGACTTGACGAGTGGCCGCGCGACTGAAATTCCGTATCATCTTAAAGTTTATTTCAGAGATTACACACCTATCTATCGTAGACCCGAACAGCCGATAGAACAGGCTGCTATAGGTGTAGTAGAAATTCCTGGCTGGTTGTGGGCAGATTATCACGAAGCTCTAAACAGATTTGAACGTCTACAGCAAGCTATGGATAGGTTTGATCCTGAATTTAAGTGATCAAGGTTAAGATTAACTGCGGAGCAGGCGGCGAAAGGAGGCATGAACCAGATAAATAACTAGCAATACCACCGCACATACTCGGTGGCATCTAGTAAGCTATTGTTAGGAGACGACTCTTGCTTAAGCTGGCACTAACTTCATTAGCGTTATTGCTATCTGGAGGATCAACAGCTGATGCACAAGAAAGTAAGGCAACTGTCGCCCATAGTTGTCCTGGGTTAGTTCAAGGCGTTTATTATTACAGAGATCACACACGTTACTGGGAACACAAACTCAACTACTCCCCGTCGAAAAGTAACTTTAATGCCTCACTGATCCACTCATGTGCATACACAAAATGGGTAGCTCACAGATGGATGAAGCGTTCATCTAAGCTACGGACTAAATATAATGCATGGTTACAAGAACAAAAACGACTCCAAAGACTTTTACTTTCAGACCCAAAGGCGGCGATTTGTAGTGTATTTGGGCCATATTGTTCTCAGGCCATTGACGTAGCAATATGTGAAGGTGGTTTATCACCGAATGCACACAATGGACAATACCTGGGAACATTTCAAATGGGTGAACACGAACGTGGCACCTATGGTCACGGAAACACAGTCTACGAGCAGGCGAAAGCTGCTTACAGATATTTCGTAGCGTCGGGAAAAGATTGGTCACCTTGGCAATGTAAGCCTTGGTAACCTAAAAAGAACTAAGGGCCACCTAAGTCGGGAGAGAGTGCGACAGGTGGCCCTTAGTATTTTCGCCTAGAAACCCAGGCGAGGCTTAATATCAGAATCACGAATAAAACAATGACGAGTCCGGTCAATCCTCGCTTTCTTTTTCTTCTTCGACTGGTGTTTCGCTGCTAAAGTTAGGAACTAGCGCAAGCACGCTAATAAGAGTTACATACAAAACGGCGCGTCCCCAGAAAACAGTCCCCACAGCTGCGAGGATTAAAGTCCAGAAACCGAATGCACGTCTATCGCGTGAACTAAATTTGCTAACAAGCCAATCTGGTGGCCCGTAGAAAAATCTACTAATCATTTTTTGATACAGGTAAAGAGTGTTACTTGTCCACCCGGATGATTGATTACTAATTCACCGAACTCAAATCCTGTAGGACAGTCTGTACCACCTGCGGGGCCTGGTGGGCCTGTTGGGCCTGTATTACCTTTAACACCTTGTGGGCCTGTTAAACCTGTATCACCTTTGACACCTTGTGGCCCTTGATCACCTTTAACACCTTGCTCACCTTTTGGCCCTGTATCACCTTTTGGGCCAGTAGGCCCGGTTGGGCCACCAAAAGCATTAATAGTAGTTGTAACTACAGCAGCTTGTGAACCAGCGCTAAATGCTTGCGAAGCAAGGAAACCGCCCGCACTAGCAGCTACTAAACCAACACCAGCCAGAATACCATATAATTTTGGTTTAGGCATCATCAACCCCTATTTTATGAACGTGCTCTCCATATCCACCATATTGTTGGATTCTGTAGTTGTATAATTCTTGTGAAAATTGTTCGGCATCACGCTGAACTTTTAATAATCTGTCGTGGCATTCCATTTCAGCTTTTCTGGTTGCGTCCTTTCTGCTATATCTGATACTAAAGATAGTGGCAATTACGCCAGTGAAAGAAGCTATAAGTGCAGCTAGACCCAACCAATCACTAGAAGCGATAGCCAAGACCATAAATCACCCATTGCTTGTGCTCATTGGAGTTGGTGTCTGTGTTGGTTCTTGTTCTGGCACGAACGGTGGTTTATTGGGAATACTGAATACAGCACCGAATCCGATGATAAGAGCGATCAGCGCGGTAATCCATTCTTGTGCAGAAATACTACCATCGCCTAACGCAGTAGATATCGCTGTCAAGAATGCAACTACAGAGGCGATTAATGCTTTGGCGATTGGAGCTACTTTTTCAATTGTTGCGTTCATGTTGGTTCCGCCACTCTTACAAATGTGATTAGTCCATCCGTTATTCTACGATCACGGCGCATTACTTCACCGCCATTAGATTGGTTTCCCATGCTGGTGTTGCCTTCGATAGCTACCCATTGAGTATTATTACCACTTTCAAAGATGCCAACATGATCTGGAACGTAGTTACGATTCCAGTCATACAGAACCAGATCACCCGGCTGTGGAGAAGTTGTCACACTAAGGCCACGCAATCTGGATCTAGCATCATTGAGAATATACGGAACGTATGCGTAATAGATACCGCGCACAAAACTAGGAGAGTCTTTACCTACGTTCTGTGCGGCAGTTTCAAAACAGTACGTAGCAAACATAGCGCACCAAGGCCCAACCATGCCATACCAATCAGTGAACTTACATCTATTTGAGCCAAATGGATTTTCTTTTGTACCTAACCATTTGACGCTCTCAGCTAGAGCTAGCTGACGAATTGTTTTAGGTGGCGTTGATGGTGGTTGTGAGAAGTCTTTAGCAGCTTGATTAAGTAAGTCCACACATACCGAATCGAATAGCGGTTGTCCTGCATTTGATAGTCCCTCAGGGATTCGTGCAGAACGCATCGCATTATAGGTTTCTTTGCCTACCCAACCACTAGGTTGGATTTTCATTTGACGCTGGAAACCTGCGATTCCGGAATCTTTTACGTTGCCACCAGTCTTACCATGAGAGAATTGGTTTGAGAATGCTTCATCCCATTTGTCTGGTGTCCAATCTCCCCATCTACCGCCTCTGCATAGACCGCGTTTATAGGCTTTGTGCGCTTTACTGTTTTTGGTAGGTGTATGCCCTGGTGCAGCATCGGGTGGATAACTTGGATGCGGCAAATCAGGGCCAACCATAGGCCCACCAGGATAAGCTGTTTCCCACCATTCAGGCATTTTCTATCGGTTCCTCCATATCTGGTCTAGTCAAGCCGGTTTCTTTTTCCCATGCATCCCAATCAAACTTTTTAGCCGCTTCTACTCTTTCGTTATGATCAGCTATATTAGCCGCTAGATGTTCTTTTTCGGCTTGTTCCAACTCAGCGCGTGCTGCTTCTTCTTTTGCTCTAAGTTCCTCATCAAGTCGTTTACGTTCTCTGTCTCTTTCTTCTTGATCCATTACCTCATCCGAAGGTGGAATAGCTTCACTCATAGCTTCACCTGTGGTTGTAGAACAAAATAAGCAGAAGAATCAACAGGTTCTGCACCTGTTTGTGGGCCAATCGTACCACTTGGTGTAAACAAATGTTGGTGAAATGTGCTAACACCGGTTGTTGCGTATGTACCAGGATCAAGACCACCAAGACCACCTTGAGGTGCAGACGCCCCTATTCCTTGAGTTCTTGGTATAGTTACACTGTGACTGTGATCGGTATTTTCCTGATTTGTATATGCCGCTGTACCAACGAAAACGTGTCTATGTTTAGGTCTGCGGTTGGCTACTGCTAGACCATCATTGAAACCAAGTGTTGCTACATCAGCATGGCTACCCTTAGCAACGAATGTACGACCAGGCATATCAGGTAGAACACTAGGATAAAGAGCACTCCACTTAGCAAACAGATCAGCATACTGACCAGTTGTACCAGGCCATGCTTGACCAGTACAAATGATATAGCCAACTCTGGCCGTATTTTCTAGCGTCCAAATAATGTCGCCAGCTTGACTACCTACTCTGTGCCACGTACCACCAGCACCGTAATACATAACATCTTGGTCTGTAGCGTAAAACCACGTACCATCATTAGCCGCGTTATTCGCAGGAAGCGCAGAACGGATACCACTTTTAAAAACGTTTGTTGACAGATCAGCATAACTAAGCGCTTGTCCTGTACCTACACCAAGTGAACGTAGTGCTTCAGCCCCGGCACCCGCTCCTGTGGAGGGTTTTAGAGCATTAGCAAGATCCGCAGCAACAATAGTACCATCAATGATAGCTGCCGAGTCTACTGACCCATCAGCGAGTTCTACCGAGGTAACAGAGTTAGGAGCAAGTTCAACAGATGTAATCGAATCTGCTCCAGGGCCACCATAAATGCTGGTAACCTGTGCCCATCCTGTTCCATAATCATAGAACAGAATATACGTACCAGCACTACCGCCACTAACTCCGTCAGTGGACATATAAAAACGGCCTTGTTTACCAGGACTACCTGCGGAACTTACTGGTCTGGAAGCGAATACGCCCTGACCATACATAGCTCCGTTAGCATCCAGAGATGTAACGATATTAGTTAGATGGAGCGGAATATCCGGTCTATCTGTTCTCGATCCATCAGGATACTGAATTGCAAATCTTGAACTAGTTAAAAGGGCCAGTATTCACCCCTCCTCTCCTAACCCGGAGTATTATCGAGAAGCTTTTGATAAGTTGAATAAGTGTTGTAAACAAGCTGATACGTTGCGAAGTTGTCATAAATCTGTTGATAAGTTTGACCTTCAAGAGCTACATAATCCATAATCAAGCCGGCAGGTATTTGAGCACGAATAGCCGTACCAACTTGTCCTTGTCCTGCTGGCCTAGAACCAACAACAAACGGAGTTGCGGCAGGATTGATTTCAAATTGTACATCATCAATAAGATAATACTCACCTGCCGGAATACCAGCGCCTTGCGTAGCAAAAAATGGTACTAATGCTGTGCGATCTGGTTGTACAATTGTACCAGTAGCAGATACACGTTGCCAATCTTTAGTTAATGTAGCTGCTTTAAGAGCGACACCAGCATTAGCCTGAGCACCACCGTTTTCGTTAAATTGTATAACGAAAGAACGTCCAATACTTGTTCCGACTCCCTTGACGTTAACACTCCACGTCCATGTATTACGGGGAATCGGTGAACCAATAACAGGTTGCGGATTATTTTGTGTAGCTTGTGCAGGCCCAGCAGCCGTTGCTGTTACTCTCATACAATGAGTACCAGATATATGATCGCTAGTATCCCATAAGAGAGTACCATTATTACCAGTCCATCTGCTAATTCCGCTCTCGAAAGACGGATCAACGATTACATTTGTTGTTGCCCAATCAGCAGGTGGTGTTTCATTTTTATACGTGATAATTTGCAAATATCCCGGAGAATCGACATTTGGATTAGCTTGATTAAATCGTTCTCGCATGATAACTGTTTTATTACCAGTAAGAAATACACTCGCAGCAGCCATGATAGCCTGCGGAGAACCTCTATCCCAACCTGGCGCATCTTTAACCATGCTACGTTGTTGATCTTCGGTTAAGCCATATGGTACTCTAACACCAACAAACTGGCCTAGCCACGGTAAACCCTCCACAGGGCAACGGTTTGGATCTACAACGATAGACCAGCCAGGTGCGCCAACAACAACATTATCACGACCGAGAGTTTCAAGCAACTGAAACATTTGAGCAAA